TGCCGCAAATGCGTCTACCTCAGAGACGAACGCGGCAACATCTGAGACTAATGCTGCTGGATCAGCAACTGCTGCCGCAAGCACGGTCAACGGGCTAACTGCGCGACTGAATGACGTTAACAACACTGGACAAGGTGGAACGGTAACTGTTGAAGAGGCGTACTCAGCAACGGCTACAAATTCCAGCGACATAACCAGCCTTGAAGGTCAGTACACAGTCAAGATCGACGCTAATGGCGCGGTTGCTGGCTTTGGGTTAGCCAGCACCTCAACAAGTTTGGGGACAAATGAAAGCGAGTTTTACGTCAATGCTGACCGCTTTGCGATTATGCGAGGTGGCTCAGACACAACAGCGGCTACTACCCCATTTGTTGTTCAGGCAACAGCAACGACCCTTAACGGTGTTGCTGTCCCTGCTGGCGTGTATATGGCGGATGCGTTTATAAAAAATGGCGCAATCGTTAACGCCAAGATAGCTGACGCCGCAATTGATAATGCGAAGATCGATAATCTTGCGGCAGAAAAAATAACTTCGGGGAAAATAAACACATCCCGCCTAGAAATAGACGGAGCCACTCTTACTTCTACTATTATTGATGGCGTAGCAACCCTTGTGGTCAATCAGCTTAGTGCCAACAAGATAACCTCCGATGTCCTCGACACCAGCAGAATAAATCTTGATGGCGCGACGATCACAAAAGACGAAACTACTGACGCGATAAAAATTAAAGATTTGGGGGTAGACACCCTGTCGATTGCCGGTAATGCGGTGACCATTCCAAGCAGTTCGGTTTTGCCTTTTGATGTGGCTTTGACTACTAGTTATCAAGACATTGTGTCGATTACTTGGACTTCTACGGGAGCGCCCACGGTTGTTTTTGTTGTCGTGGAGTGGGACGGCTCCGGCAATCAAGGGGGCTATATCGGATCAGGGCAGTTAAAACACGGCAGCACGGTCGTTCAGACTTTTAGTATGAGCGGGAGCAATAACGTCGTTTATCGCAGAACGATGATGATGAACATCACTCCCAGCATTGGCGTTAATACCGTTACTTGCACAGGGAAGGAAGACCAATCCTTTGCGAACTCAATTGATGTTGCCGCCACAAATACTTCGATTTTTCTTTTGGAGACGAAGAAATGAAAAGTTTTGTTGTCTACAACAGCGAAGGTCAGATCCTTAGATACGGCGAATGTCCTGACGGTGATTTGGCTTTGCAAGCTGGTGAAGGTCAGTCGGTGTTAGAGGCTGTTTTTGAGCCAAATAAGAAAGTTCAAGATGGCGCGTTGGTTGATGACATGCCAACTGAGTCCGAGCTTAACGCTCGCGCACTTAAATTATTACGAACTCAACGCTCTCAATTTCTTGCGTATTCTGACTGGACTCAAGTTCCTGACTCGCCGCTGTCTTCTGAGCAGAGATCTGAATGGCAGATGTACCGGCAACAACTACGCGATTTACCCAACGATTACGCAACAATAACAAGCTTGGAACAGGTGAATTTTCCTACCGCTCCAAGCTAAAAAACAATGAAAAATCAAGAACATTTGAGTATTATTAGCGAGGAGCTATGCCCCTAGAATTTGCTGATGTAAGAGAGTATTGGGACATAGTCAAAGTCGGGCTTGAGAGCATTTCTCAAGACAAGCAGCCTGACTGGAGATTGGAGGATGTGTACGCATCCCTTGTTCAAGGACAATCTCACCTTCTGATAGATACCTCAAGGACTAAGACCGGATTCATGGTGGTTGAGTCTGTGAGGATTCCATTCCAAAACGCAGACAAGCTTCTTATCTGGATCGCATACGACCCAGAGCCAGACAGCTTAGCCCACTATGAAGAAGAACTGGACGCTTTAGCCCGAAGCACGGGTCATAAGCAAATTGAGTTTTTAACTCCACACCCAAAGCTTTGGAGCTTGGGCGAGAAGTTTGGTTACGAACTTCGATGGGCTGTATTGAACAAAACACTATAGGTGATATATGGGCGGTGGCGGCGAAGACCCCAAAGAATCAGAATCAAGATTAGCTCTAGCTGAACAAGCGGCGATTAGCTTGCGACGTTACGGCGAGACATTTGTCCCGCTGGAAAACATGTTTATTGCTGATGCCAAAAATCAATTCAGTGACGCTAACTACGCTGACGCTATGGGTAGGGCTACTACACAGGCGGCGGGTATATACGAACAAGGCATGGGCGACATGCAGCGAGCTGCTTTTGGTCGTGGGTTCGATCCTTCTTCCGGCGCATTTCAAGGCGAATCTGCTGCACTAAGAGCGGCTCAAGCTAGAGGCATGGGGCTTGCTGGTGCTAACGCTGGTATCTCCAACACTGATCGCGGATACAACATGCTGAACAACGTAGTTCGCATGGGGCAGGGTCTTGCGACTGACTCTGTGCAGGGTCAGATAGATGTAGCTCAAGCTGGTGTTGACCGTCTTTCTCGCCAAGCGGAACAAGACTTTATGAGATCTAGCAGTCTCCAGAACTTAGCTGGAACCGCTACGGGTATGGCTGCTGGCTACGGCTTAAACAGAGGAGGCATCTAATGGTCACCTTTGAGCAATACATGGATGCCCTGAGTCCAGATTCTCGTGCTGCGGTGGGCGCTTTTTACGGCGGTTCCAGCGCTGATAACCCATACGGGAGCATCAACCCTTATGCGTACAGCGGTATGAGTCGCCGTGATGCCCCAGGTGATCAGTTATATGCGGACATTGTTCGAGCACAAACCCAAGATTACTTAAATCGATTTGCGCCTATTGAAGACTTTTTGGCAGGTCAAATAACAGCGACAGGAACCCAGTCCTTGCAAGGCGACTTAGATCGAACTAGGTCTGCGGTACTTGGCGCAGGAAGCAACGTAGCAGCGCAGCAGGGACGCGCTATGGAGCGTTTCGGTGTTCAGAGGGAAGCGGACCTAGCCAATCAAAACTCTACCGTATCAGCCCTTGTAGGCGGCTTGAACGATACCCGACTAAGAGACCAAGACAGGCGAATGGCGCTGTTGACCGGAGGCTTAGGCGCTCTGTCCCAGAAGGCGAGGAGTTCACAATGACATTAATAGCAGCAGGAACAGGTCTTCGTAAGAGGGCGCAGCAAGGCTATGCGGCTAACGCAAAACTTGAAGGTCAAGAAATAGCTGCGGCTGAAGCTTTAGAAACAGCTCGTAATGCTCAGCAAATGAACACGCTAGGTACTGGCGCTGGTGTCGGCGCTATGTATGGCTTGAAGAAGTTAGGCGCTGCGAAAGCTGCCACCACTGTAACTGGAGCCACTGGTACAGCAGCGGGAACCGCAGCAGGAGCAAACGCTAACGCAGCCGCGCTAAGTGCTCGCGTAGCAGATACAACTGCCGCCACCGCCGCTCAAGCGGCAAATACAGGTATAGGCTTTACGGGAGCTACTGGAGCCACTGGTGCTGGCGCAGCCGGTGCAGGAGCCGCTGGTGCAGGGACAGGCGCAGCCGCTGCTGGCACAGGCGCTGCTGCTACGGGAGCAGGAGCCGCAGGAGCTGGTGCTGCTGGAGCCGGAGCTGGCGCTGCCGGAGCTGGCACTGCTGCCGCAGGAGCTGGTTCAGGAGCATTAGCTGGTCTAAGCGCAGTAGCTGCACCAATCGCTATCGGACTCGGTGTCGCTTATCTCATTAACAAATTATTCGACTAGGTGAAGTATGGCTGTTCGTAGTGGAGTAGGTGGATTTGGCTCTGGTTTCGCACAAGGCTTTGGTCTTGTAAGCGATTACATGAACTCTCAGAAGAAGATGAAGCTTGCTGAGCAGGAGCTAGAGTCTGATCGAATGTATCGCGAAGGTCTGATTGAGGACCGAAAAGCACAGCGAAAAACCGAAGCCGAGCAGAATAAGTTTTTGCAGGGATTGAGAACAACTCAAGCGGAAACTGCCGGTGTTAATGCGCGAGCAGCTCTGACTAGCGCAGAAGCAAGAAAGATGGCTGCGGGAAACGACGCAAAAAAATACGATGCTGATGGCAATCTAAAGCCCACCGCTTTAGATCAACAAAGGCTTGTTACCTCACAAAAGCAAGCCGCCGCAGCTGACTCTGCTAGAGATCTCTCTGACTTCAATTTGGAGACAAGCCAAAGGGAACAAGCCAGTAGGGATTCAGCTATAGCGATATCTAACGTCATCACATACGCCAACAATGGAGATTTTGATAACGCGCAAAGAGAGCTTGAGAATCCAGCCTTATACGACCCTATGGCGACCTTCAATATAGCCAAA